CTAGATTCATATAACCTTATCCCCTTAGCTGGTGAGCTCACTGACTTAGGGCAAGTTTTTAATTACAAGTACTGGTTCTTCTGGGAAGAGCCAGAGACTGATGATTGGAAATATTCCTTGATTGATGTTCCATCAATTTCGGATGAATTGATACAGAGATTTGAGGAAGCCGTTGACTTCGTCACACCTGATACAGTACCGGTAATTGAACCTGAGGTTGTCCTCACTTCAGTTACCTCTTCTGGTGCCATAGCTCCGGACGGAACCCGTTCGAAAGTGTGGAGATTAAAAGAGATTGAGGAGTTGAATTCCTTCTCCTCATCACCTCTTAAAGGACACTTAACCTGTGTACGGAAGTGCGCAGGCGAGGTTAGAGAAGCTATTACATTATCACTCCCTCAGAGTAATAGTGTAAAGCTTATTGAAAAACAAGTTGCGCGTATTTGCGAGGATACGCTCTACTCTGCTTATGGATTGAGTCCAGGAGAGTTTGATAAGACTCTCTCAGACTTTTATAACCAAAACACCCATTACTTTTGTAGAGATCTTACAAAAGAGGGTATTACAAAACCTCGTTGGATACTACACGCTATCTTTCGAGTTCTTAAAAGAAAGTTTCCGAATTGTCCTGCTTGGGACTATACGGGAATTTATTCTGACATGACTTACATCCTTCCAGATGGAACTCATGTTGAAACTAAACGAGGGCACGGGTTAGGTATGGCCAATGCACTCACTACACTAATGCAATGTGCAGCGTTCCAGTTATTTCTCTGGGATGCTGCAGATGATTTGATAAAACGTCCAACAGCATTGTTTTACAATGATGATGGCGTAATTGCTAGTTCGGAGGAGGATGTTATCCTCGCCTACGAACAAGAAGAAGAAGACCTTTTAAGCGGCCTTGGGCTGCTTAAAAAGAATGAAAAAAGCTACAGGGGTCAAGTTGGTTGCCTCTGTGAGCGTTATAGTAACTCGTATCTCGGCCGTAAGGAATCTTACTGGAGGTACGTACGTCGTATTCCCTTTGCAGCACCATGTTTAATGGTCGCAAAGGAATCTTGGTACTTAGCCTCTTCTCCGTGGAATGGAAAAGAGGTTGGTCTTGTAGAGAGGTTACATAACTTTTTTGGTTATGAATTCTCTGAAGAAGAGTTTCAGCTACCCTGGTGGGCCGGGGGTTGGCAAAAACCTACTATATATGGAGTTGATGTATCTTTCCTTGATGCACCAGAACCATCTCAAATGATGGCCCGAGGGTGGAAGGTTGGTCCCCCACGCCTCAAGCCATTATCATTAAAAGAAGCAAAGACAACTTATAATTCTCCTGTTTCTTATATTTATGGACTTTATGAACTACCTGCCAGTGTTCAGAAAGCCTTTTCTGTAAACCAATCCCGCTCGAGAATTGCTGGCCAATACTCGAGGGGTGGTTCTCGTAAAGATGTGGAATCCTGGCTGAAAGCCGAGATGCTACGTCGTTATAATCTTTGGAGATCTCCTGCGAAGGAGGAGTCCATTCAATATTACTACAAGGAGTTAGTGGCGACTAACCCCTGGAAGGATATACTCCCCCCCGATTACCTTGGACGGGTAATCGATGCGGATACAGTAACTGTTTTTAAGGAAGGTGGACCCTGTCCTGTTAAACAAGCAAATCCTTATTTGGGAGCCGTTTCTTGGTTCACAAATAAGTATATAAAATCTGTAATTCCTTGGCCTGAATGGCCAGGAAGGCAGATTCATTTTAACCCCCTAACTCCAGAACAAATGGACTACAGGGAAGAAACTTTTCTCACTAAGGAATCCGTTAAGTATTTCGTTAATGAGTTTGAAAGTCCAGGGGACGTCGTGATTACAAAACGCTTCTGGAATAATGATTACGCTGTTATGGCCGCAATGAAGTCCATAACAGGGTATAATATTACTATCGAACCCCCTTTCCTTTCGGAAGGAGGGAGGATGAATCAAGAAGAGGAGATGAACCTCAGAACTTTAGAGTTCTGGAGCTCACCCAATCTTTTTTATATATGGCAAGTTTGGGGTAGAACTATCCCAATCTTGTACTTAAATGGTAAACTAACTGATGATGACATTGTTGACATCACCAGTCCGATATCTACTTTGGAGCCCCGGTCCCCGGTAAAACCCGAGGAGCCGAAGCCTCCTGAATTCTGGGCTTGGCGGACATCTGGTTGCCAGATGTTCGAGCCTTTTTCTTTATACCACATGTACAATGAGGCGTCAAGCACTCTTGCCATGTCTGATACATATAAGCTCTTCTGGACCGAACTCGGTCTCAGAGGAGACAAGTTACCTATCCCACCACCGGTTGTTTCACCTTTGATGGGAGAGTTTTTTGAGACTCACCTGAAGTTCCGGAAGGAGCTTTGTGGTGATGCCTATATATATCGTCCTCCAGACCAGCCTGATCTGTTCGACGATATGGACGAAGGGGAAGGACTCGGTTCCATCTGGGACTAGCCAAACTCAAGAATGCCACCAGGACCCGTTTTATTGGGCCCTGAGACAAACGAGCAGGGTAGGCACCATCCGAGATAACCGGTGTACC